TCTTTAATCTTAGACTTTATATACTCTTTGGCCTCAAGCCCTAAAACCTTTTCTGCTTTATCAGTTGTTCTGCTTTCTGGAGTATCTATTCCAGCCAGTCTAACTCTTGAACTAAATGATATATCAAAACCTAGATCAATCTCTACGTCTATTGTATCTCCGTCTACGACGTTAGTTACTTTTTTAACATGGTATTCGTACATTATTTCTTCTTTACTGTAGCTTTTACAGTAGCCGCCTTTGGAGCTGCTGCATCCCAGTCTGGGCGAGCTACTGACATAACTAAGCTATAAGGACGCTTCTTTTTAAATACGCCATCTCCGTTTGCTTGTGATCCCTTTGTATCTCCAGATGTATTTCCCTCATATGTTATAAGGTTCTTCCCATCGTTTGAAATAACAATTCCAACATGCTCTGTGTCTGTTGGGGTCTTATCAAAGTTAAAGAACACTACATCTCCAGGTTGTGCCTGACCAATTGGAACAATTCTTTTGTTTTTTGCAAACCATTGTGCTCCTGCATCGCATGACGCAAAGCCTTTCTTTGTAGAAGCTGCAACTAGATGAACTAGTCCCGCATCATCAAAGCATCCTGAAACAAACATAGCGCACCATGGTTGATTATTCATTCCATAACGCTTTCCAAAAATTGTATCGTTATTAGTTCCTTCTGTGTACTTCTCATCAGCATATTTCTTAGCCGCTGCTAATACCTTTGCTGCATTTGAGTGAATTACTTCTGCCATTTTATTCCCCTGTCTTATTATAATTAAGTTAATGCCATCCTAGTATACCAAAAAATTATTTAACATTGCCGTATATATACTCAAGTATTTGAATATAGTATTCTGGCTTTAGGTGGTCATTTAAAAAGTAGGTTATGGGAGTCTTGGGCTGCATTTTAGTCTCTATCATGTCTGTCCCAAGTATCTCGGCTATACTTATTGGATTATCTAGGCCTCTTTCATTACACTGTTTGCGTAACTCTGAAACAAATTTAAGCTGGAACTCATGTCTGTCCTCGAACTCTATGGCTGGGTCTGTGTGGTTATGTCTAAACCTACTGGTAACTATACATATGAACTGCGGCATGGGCTCAATAAATATAACCCTTGCCTTATTAAATTTACTTGTAGCGTTATCAATGTATGTCTTTACCACATTCTCAACATCTACATAGCCATTTAGTTCTGTTTGCGGGAGCCAATTCCTTACATCAATATATCCAAGCCACGGCATTATTATTCTGTCTTCTGAGTTCCACAAATCTAATTCTTCTTTCTGCGTACCACTGGCGAAGTTTTCAAAATCATAATGTAGCGCTGACCTTCCTGGGTGATTAGATATAAAAAATTTAATATGTTCGTCTTGATATTTAACAAGACCATCTTCCATCCAAACTTCATGACCAGTTTTGTCTAAATATTTGGTTCTGTATTGGTGATCAGATTCTTTTCTAAATGTTGATTTAATTTTTGATGACAATGTTTTACCCATGTTAAAAGCTAATTTGCCTGAGTGTGAGTCGCCAATTATTAATATATTTCTATTCATGTATATATTCTATCATAAGTGCCCCCAGATGGTTTCGAACCATCGACCCGCAGATTAAAAGTCTGCTGCTCTACCATCTGAGCTATAGGAACATTTGGCAGTTTATTCTCTTGCCAAGGAGTTTTTTTATGCGCTAAGTATTTTTGCTAAGGCATTAATTGTTGCTGCAATTCTTCCGATATCACGCAATTGTTCGTATGTGTAGCCTTCATTTCTTAGAACATCAAAATGGCCACTAACACAATAATCACACTTGCCAATAATTGATGCTGCTAGTGCATAGGATTCAAACTTAGCTTTAGTCGTTCCTCCATGAGTTCCCATGATATTCATTCTTAATTGTCCATTGACTCTTTTAAATTCTTCATCATGTGATTTTCTTGAGTATGGATACCATATGTTATTTTGAGCCATTATAGCACCTGCTCCAAGTGCTGCATCTCTTTCCAACTCATTAGTTGAGCTTCCAACTAAAAATGCCAATAGCTTTGAGTTTCCAGTAGCAAATGCTGATGCTATTGCAATGTGCAATGCATAGTCTGGATCAATTTCTGATCTATTTACTACCGCATCTAAATTAAGTTTAATGTCTTTTGCGTATTCTGGAATAGACTCCTGAAGTTGAGATACCCAATTTGTCATAGAGTTTCTCCTCCCAATTGCCTATTGCATGCACATAACTCTCCTGTTTGAAGTGCATCTAGTACACGTAATGCTTCATCTGCATTTCTTCCGACATCAAGATTATTGCATGTTACATGCTGAATAACATTGTCTGGGTCAATGATAAATGTTGCACGGTACGCAACACCACTTGGATGATGTACTCCAAGATCATTTGCAAGTTGATGTGCCGAGTCAGCAAACGACCATGAGTTTGTCTTCTTTAAATCTTCATGTGCATTTCTCCATGCAATTTTACAAAATTCATTATCTACAGAACCAGTCATAAGAACGGCATCTCTGTCATTAAAATCATTGACTAATGCGTCATATGCAACAATTTCTGTTGGACAAACAAAGGTAAAATCCTTTGGATAAAACGCAATAATTTTCCATTTGCCTGGAAAAGAGTCTTGCGTTAGAACTTCAAATGAGCTTTCTTCATAAGATAAAGCTCCAGGTTTAACTCCAGTAACGGCAAAGTTACCAAGTTTATCTCCTACGGTTTTCATTTTTCTCCTTATATATAAGCGATACTTTTTGTATCGTACCCCTGGCTGGGATCGAACCAGCGACCTACAGATTAGAAGTCTGTTGCTCTTCCGCTGAGCTACAAAGGTGTGCGGCAGGTAGGACTCGAACCTACGATTACCGAATTATGAGTTCGGGGCTTTAACCAACTAAGCTACTGACGCCAGTTAGTATATTATATCCATAATGAGCCTGCCAGTCAATAGCGTCTTGCTCATCATTTAACAATGGCTGCCCTTTTATATTAAGGCTTGTATTCAATAATATTGGTACGCCTGTTTGTAAATAAAATTTATTTATCGCTACCCATAGCCCACGATGATGTTCTTTGTTTATTGTTTGAACTCTTGATGTGCCGTCATGATGTACAACCGATGGTATTAAATCTGGTTTCAAACACTTGACAGTATACTGCATATATGGGCTAGCAAAATTCATATCAAACCATTTGCTGGCGTGTTCTTCTAAAACAACTGGTGCAAATGGCCTAAATAATTCTCTTTGCTTAATTAAATTTACTTTATTTTTAATGTTTGGATCTCTTGGGTCTGCCAATATACTTCTATTTCCTAAAGCTCTTGGTCCATACTCTGCCCTACCAGATGCAACTGCAACTATTCCATCTTTTAATATTGCGTCAACAATTTGTTGTGAAGGATATTGTCCTCCAAGATCATATCCAAGATATGGGTCTTTCCATTCTATATGCTTCCCATACATTGCTGCGGCTGCTCCCAAAGAACTCCCAGCGTCTCCAGGATTTGGCATAATCCATATGTCTTTAAATATGTTCCATAGCAATGTATTGGCTTTGCTATTTAATGCACAACCACCCATAAATACTAAATTATTTTTGCCTGTAATTGAGTATGCCATGTGCATAAAATCATTAAGTCTTTGCTCGTATACAACTTGAACTGCTGCTGCTATATCAAATTTATCTTGCTCCGATTCAATCCAACCCCAGTCGGTTATTCCTTTATGGAAGTTATATTTTTGTTTGGTATACGATGGGAAGTAGTCATCAACTTTTCTATAATATTTTGTCCAATCGCCGTATGCTGCCATACCCATCATAATATATTCTTCTTGATTTGGCATTAGACCTATTAGTTGTGTAAATGCTGAGTAGAACAATCCAAAACTAACTGGGTAGTTTTGTTTATATTTTAACTTTATGTTTTCTCCTTCACCAACCCATATTGTTGATGTGTTGTATTCTCCTATTGCATCAAGGACTACAATTACTGCGTCATCAAATGAGCTTGTATAGTAGCCAGCGCATGCATGTGAATAATGATGTTTAAATGATTTTCTTGGTATTCCATCAATATTGAACTTTGGTTTCCAGTCCCCAGAACCACCCTTTAAAAATAGCCTAGAGGCCTTTAGGAGGGGTTTCTCGTAGTAGGCAATAGCATCAGGTGCCCCATAGGTTAAAGCATCATTAACTAAACTATCATTTATATACCAGTCATTTTTTTTCTTGCTGTATCTCTCTGAGTGGCCAGCAAACAGTATCTCTCCGTCTTTAATTAAAGATACCGAAGAGTCGTGTGACGTCTCATTAACTCCCAATATTATAGTCATTGATTTCCTTTACAAAAAATTCTGCCCAGTGTATGTGTTTATGCACTGAAGAGTGCCCATTTAATGATGCTGTCATTGATATCTTAACATCTGTGGCTATATCGAAGCCAGTCTCATATTCATCACGATATTTTTCATGGCATTGAAATTGAGTATTACACTCAGAGCCTCTGGCATGAAATTTATTACAAAGTATATCCTTGCCAAGATCTTCAACTCTTTGATGCCAACCAATTTCATCAAAATGAAAATAGTTTGTAAAATATCCTTTATCTTTATTTTCGTTAGACCATATGTTTTGACCAATCAACCATGTTGTCCATATCAACTTAATATTATTAGAATTACAATATGCCTCAAGCATCTTTATATACTGAATAGAGAGCATTTGTGCTGTTTCTAAAGGAAATATCTGCTCTGCGATTACTGGGGTTTTAAGATAGGTAGGCCTTCCTTCATAAGAATTTAGAGGGCAAATTGAATAAGTTATAATTTTTTCATCTTCATCTACGCCTGGTATCTTTCCATTATTTCTTTGGTCTTTTTCTGGCCGCATCTGGTGTGATCTTGATGAAATTTCCATTCTTACAAAGTCTGGAAATAGGCATAGGACAATCTTTGGGTTGCCAAATTTTTTTACATAATCAAAAAAACAATTTATTTCAAATGGGACACCTTTCCCGCTTGATCCTAAGTTATGTAGAGTTAAATTAAGTGATCTTGAGACAAAGTCTGCCCAAGTTGCACCTATAGGAACTCCCTCTCCAAATGTGTAGGAACAACCAAGCGCAACAATGTCTGCGGCTGACGTGAACTCTGTTCCTCGAAAGCCCATTGAGTTTATTCCTTTAACTCCCCATCTTCCTTTCATACCGCCTGCTAATCCTTCTGTTGCATACTTCCAGATATGTTCTTCCGTAGATGGATGATTGAAGTATGGAACCATTTTTTTTGTCATATCAAGATCTCCTTTCTAAAATCTTCAGATATATGAATATTTCTATGTAGCCCAAAATGTGGAGTAGGTGCAGTATTTGCATCTCTTGAGTAATAAAAATTTTTAAGCTCAGAATATTCCAGGTGACAGTTTTCTTTATAAACTTCTTTCATTCCATCTTCTTTATTGAAATACCAATCATTCATTCCTAAACTAATATAGTTTTTAAATTGAGTTGCACTTATATTTTCATCAAGCCACTCTGCCTCTGTCTTTGACCATGTGCCCCACAACAATTTAATATTATTTGTATTACAATACATTTCAAGCATTTTAATATATTGGATTGATATATCAAAAGAAAGTTCAGAAGGAATAGAGTCTTCTGCAATAAAAATACCACTGCCAGTATTAAATTTATTATTTTGATTCCATATCCCATATCTTATTATGTTTTTATTGCTAAGATCATGTCTTGGAAAATGGTTATATCTTGGAGTCATGTGCGAAGTCTTTGAAGAAACTTCTATTCTTGTAAACTCTGGGAATAGGCATACTAATATTTTGGGATTACCAAATTTATTTACATATGAAAAAAATTTATTTATACTCCACATTATAGATTTTCCGCATCCAGCAAGATTATGCACTGACATTCCTAAATCTTTTGCAAGCAAGTCTGGCCAAGCATCTCCAGGCTCAACACCTAAACCAAATGTCATTGAGCAGCCAAGCGCCATAATGTCAGGAGATGAGTCAAATTCTTTTGTCCTATATCCGTAATCATTACACTCATTAGACCAATCAGATATTTGCGATTCTATTGGGTAAGATGACTCATACCAAAGTTCATGTGAATTTAAATCCATCAGTATATAAACCTATTCTTATTTCTATTTTTTATTTTTTTATAAAATCTAAATGGTTTTAATAAATAGTATTTTATTTTGATCATCTCTATAGGCTTTCCTCTACTAGTTGTTGTACGTACTCAGAGAAATGTTTTCTTATAGATCCCATGGGTCTTGACCCAAAAGACTCCCAGATTCTTTTATATTCAACAACATTTGCAAATGTTGTTGGACATATGACTATACCGTTGTGCTCCCTCAATACAGTTGGAAGGGGTACATGCTTAGTACAGCACTTGCACTCTTTTGCTCTATCTTGGTACTCGCTCATATTATTTGCATCCTGTCCATTGCTTCTCTTAAATCTTCAGGCATTCTTGGTGCCCTAATCATATTATAAGATGTTGTGTCTGGGTCCTCTTTGGACCCAAAATCATTGTCATAATTCATTGATTCATAAGTATGTATATTGATTTCTTGATTCCCGTCAAATCTTGTTCTACTTATTGAATTAAATATTGCTCCACACGTAGCATCTGCTAGATCTTTTGAGCCTTTTCTTGGGTGGTCTACTTTGTCCCTCATAATTCTAAGCTGGCACAATTCATCTATCAATAACGGTATATGGGGACCTATCAATCTTTCTTCAGCTACAACCATTGCCATATCATCATAATGTTTTTTAGCGACAGACAGAATCTCTGTATTAATGCCGTATTGTTTTAGTTGTTGCATCATATCATGAGAGTTCCATCTGTCAAAGGTACATATTGCTATATTAAATCCTCTTGTCTTAAGAGAAAGAATATAGTCTTTTACTTCTGTAAAATCTACCGACTTATCTTTAGTTGGTGTCCAGTATCTTACAGCATCTACTTCTACTATTGGAGCTGGCTGAGAGTAGGTGTCTGTGACTTTGACGTTTACCCATTTGTTTACATGTGCCATAGTTACAGCACAATGATCATGTTTTTGAGCTAAGTCTACATGTATGTAATATTTTTTATCTGGGTCTGGCAAGAACCATTCTTCAAGTCTTCCAAAATTATCTACTGCAATTGTGCCAACATTAAAAGCTTTTTCTACTTTTTCTCTTGATTTAAAAAATGCATCAATTGCGTCGGGGGGCATGCATGCAAATCTTGAAAGGGCGTCGGTTGGGTTTGTGTAGAATGCTGTTTTAAAATCGTCAATTTTTCTAACTGGGTTAATCTCCCAAGTTGGGCGTTTAATAGCATATACTTTAGGTATTTTATAAGATACAATATGATCTTCTTCCCATTGTAT